GTTTCCCAGTCACGATCTGGTCTAGTGAGGAACTTCCGGTATCGAAATTCTGTTGAAGGTTTATGATTATCTCTTTCGCTCCCTCTCTCCAAGAGCTTATCTTTTCTTCGATCGATGTACTCATCGACGAAATTTTATTTCCTAGTGTACTCAACCCGTCTCTCAGGGCTTGAGACATGTCATAGTTGAACTTTACGAATCTACCTATACCGTTTTCGATCGTATCGGCTATCGTATCGATGTTACCTGTAATGCCTTGCAGATAGTCTGCAACATCCTGCGTAACCTGGGCTGACGACAATAGCGTATCCACCATCTCGGTGTCTTTAACGGTTTTCATTGCATTGAATGCTGAACTAGCAACATTACCCATGGCGCTAGTCATTGCGGCAGCACCAACGGCCGGATTATGTGACTGTAATGCAGTAGATGCTGGCGTATCCGCATCATACCTACCGGCCAATATTGGGTTTATTCCTGCCGCTTTCAGGTCTGCCATTCTATCCTGAACGGCTGTGCTACGCATTGCCCTGTTGTACTTGAACTGCCTAGCCATGGTTTTACGATTTAACTTATTGGCGCCGGCACTATAACCGCCGCCAATAGAGCCGCCCAGTAGGCCGGCTCCCGCTGTTATTAATGACGCTGTTACTGCTGGATCCATTGTTAGAACCTCGCTAAGCCTGGCGTAGCGTAAACAGGCATTGGCCTTACGCAATTTAGATCGAACAAACAGTCCAGAATGAAATCTGGCTCTGTACTTACAGCTTCGACACGTGCCATGGGCGTGTTGGATGGAATAAACGTACTATCGAGCGCCGGTGAGCTAAGCTCTTCCGATAAATGCCAAGGATCGAGCGTCGCCGAATGCCCGGAGCGAAAAGCACCTGAAATTCTGGAAGGCTTATAGCGGTATTCGGCGTATCTCTCCTGGTATCCCCAGACATTATCGTTCGTTCCTGCGGCATCGTTTGCCGCGAATATTTCAGAATAAAGAACTGCTTGCTCACCAATGTTCGCAAACTCCGGCCAGTAAAGATCATACCTGGTCGATTTTCGCCAAAATCTCTCGATACCTTGCTGATAGGTAAGATCAGCTCGAACGTTTACCAAGCCTATGATTAATCCAAACTCTGTGAAGGATTTAGTAAATCCTGCCTCATTCGTAAATGCTGTGCCGAATCCGGCGAGTGTACCTTGTGGAGTTGCTGCAGCATCATCTGCACCGCCGCTCGTTTGAGCTACAGTATGAATATTTATCGGAGTAGAACCACCGCCCAAGTATTCTGGTCGCTGTACCCTATAATCCGGTACTGATACTCCGAAATGGGAAAGGATAATTTCATTTATCCTGGTACCGCCACGGGCATCTCGCTCAAGAAATTGTTGGGTAGTTACTGCGAGACGAAGAGCATTAATAGTAGCTGCCGTAGCGTTAGACAAATCTGCATACATTTGTGTGCCAGCTTCACCTGTAACTCCTACCCTTGGAGCCAGGTTGCCACTACCTGCCAAATACATATGAAAGTAATCCGAATCGGTATCCGCATATATCGACATATCGTCACCAGCGGAACCCGGGAAATTAATTGGCGCTGATGTGCCCAACGGCAGTGTTACTGCCGTATTACCTTTCTGGGGCCACGGCAAGCTCGAAGTAAAATAATCATGCCTCTTGCCACGCTTCTGCAATGTATACGTGGTGGTATCGGTCGTATCTGACTTATCGACCGTCAATGAATCCTGAAGGTTTTCATCGCGAAACCAATCATTCCAAATAAGATTATAAGCACGAAGTGGCAGCGCGTTTATGTCGACGTCATCGACGTCCGGTATGCCAAAATAGTCGTAGATGGTATCTTCTACCGCGCCGCCAGTGCCCGTATCTTTTACGGGTATAGTGAAATCGATCGAATCTCCTGGATCATCTTGTGCACCTAAAAACTTATAGAAATTTGTCCAAACTAACCTGTAAGGCACGTAAAAGAAGAATGTATCCAGATATAGATTATCCATTATCGGGTATATCGGTGTTGCCATACGAGCAAAAACATTAGCTCGCATCTTGAACGTATCCCCGGGAATTACTTCATCCACAAAAACTGGATAAAGATAGTCGGCGTCTATAGTGGTCTTATGACCGCAGGTTCTGTTGAACGCCGATCTTGGGACTGAGGGTGGTGTTACTCTTCCAAACGAGTGTTGCATAACTGAACGCATTTCATGCTCCTATTAAATAAAAGGCGGCCATCAAAACGATAGCCGCCAATATTAATTTATCCTTCACGGACATACTCTACGCCAGTACCCAAACTGGCAGGGCTTCCTAAAGGGACTAACTGCCCTGTATCCATGTCAAACTCACCAATACAAAATAGTGTGTAGTCGCCCGGATGTTTTGAAATCTGCGACTCAGGATTATTCACCTGGTCATCAAATGCCCTAGTCGCAAGACCCTTTGTCGGGAAAAATACCGGCGTTCCGTATACTTCCGCTTTTGAATCGAACACTGAAAATACTAGTAGCTTTACTGAACTCATTTTTTTTCTCCAGGGTACTCAATAATTATGTCAAACATATCGGAAACAATCGAAACAAATAATATCGTCCTCAAACGTTCATCTTCTACCATCTTCACTTGTTCCCGAATTATTTGTACTGTTTCATAAATATCAACTTTTACAACTGCAGTGCTCATTTTACTTCCTCTCGTTTTAGCATATCGAGTTGCGCCTGTTTTACCTTTTCCCTCTGACGCAGCCGATCAGGCTTGTTATCGGCAGCGTGTTTTTCCATTTCTGAAATACGTTTTTCTTTGATTGCTTCCATTGTCTCGGGTTGATATCCACCGAATATTTCGTCGTAGTATCTAGGTGGTCTTGTTGGGTGTCCATTTATCACCACACGATCGCCAGGATAAACATCAGACATATACTGATGAATAAAGTCTCGACCAATTCCGTTAGACATGGTTGCATATTCCGGTTTGACTTCCTTAATTTCTCCCGTGTACGGGCAAACTCTCTCATAAGGTAATAATCCTGTTTTATCATCCGGTTTATTTCGGAAAGATCCATTAATTTTTTTTACGGTGTATCTAGCAACATAGGCTGCGGATTCAAAGGTAAGCTCTCCCACTGTACAGTGACCTTTTCCCCAAAGGTTAGTGAGACTATCAGAAGTATACACAGGAATATCGTTACGCACAGACCACAGCGTTTTATCAGGGAAATCATGACCAAAAATAATTGCATGATAATGCGGTCTAAGTCCTTCAGGTATTGTATCTGGGTGAACGTGGCCTGGTACGATAAATCTGGGTCGCTTCGGGGAATATTCTCCGCAATGGAATATTTTTATAGTGCGAGGCGATAGGGATTTCCGTAATCTCTTCGAAAATAGCTGAAACTCTCTTAAGGAGAGTGACATATCGCTCGGCAGCTGTTCGTCCGAATAAGTTAGGGTTATGAAGGAATTGTAATCGTGTTTTTTCGACTCGTGCATACAGCGCGTCGCCCATCGTAGACTGTGATCCAGCCGGCATCCTATACACTGTCCACAAGCAACCTTTAATTTGCGACTTCCTGCAGTTATTGCATTGCCGAAGACAAGCGCGGCTCCTGGATATGGCTGGCCCGCCGTCAACGGGTGAAAGCATGCCAATTTACAGCCTTATTCCACCCCTCATGGGGTGCACGCTGGGGAGATTGAATTTATGAGTTTTCATTACCGACCGTTGAAACGATCCGCTCTTTGCTTTTCCTTCGAACTTTCTTTTCTTCATTTCGCTTCGCTCCATTTACATACATCCTGTATTTTGCTCGACTCCTGTCTCGCTTGTCAACAAAGAAGGTTATAAATTTTACTTATATGGCTATAAAAACGTTTGATTTCAATAACTTACGTTTATTTGCTATATTATAATCTCAACAACTGGAGATAAATGATGACTCAACTCGAACTTTTTCACAAAATAGAAACTATTGTCCTTTACCGTAACGATAAAAAATTTATCAAAGCGTTTAATGACCTGGAGGAGGCCCGAGAAGAACTTAGATGCTGGAATGGCAACGCCTACCTTCATTACACTGAAATCGAATACAACCATGATCGTGACTGGGAAACAGATCG